TGATTTAGCTGAGTTTGATTTAATATTAAACGAGTTTGATAACCAAGGTGCTATTGAAGAAAACATGATGTTTGTTAACAGAAATACTTCGCTAGCTATTGACGACATGTTAGCTTCTATGAATTCTTATGGATCTGGAGGTACTTCTTATGGAGTATTCGACAACGAAGAAGATATGGCACTTAATTTAGGTTTCTCTGGTTTCAGACGTGGATCTTATGATTTCTACAAATCTGACTTTAGATATCTAAATGACAAAGCTACTAGAGGTAGTATTAACGCTAGAGATACTGTAGCTCCTGTTAGAGGGGTTATTATTCCAGCGGGTGTATCTTCAGTGTATGACCAACAATTAGGAAAGAATCTTAAACGTCCTTTCTTACATGTTCGCTATAGAGCTTCTCAAACAGATAATAGAAAATTGAAAACTTGGACTACTGGTTCGGTTGGAGCTGAAACATCTGATTTAGATGCGATGCAAATTCACTATTTATCTGAAAGATGTTTAGTTACTCAAGGTGCTAATAACTTTATGTTAATGAAGTAAGCACAATTATTTTAAAAGACCGGGGCTTCGGCCTCGGTCCTTTTATTTTTATTAATTTTATTATATATTATATTATGGAAAACGAAAAAAAAGACAAGAGTATTCTAGGTAGAGTACAAAGCGCTTTTACTGGAACTGAAACAAAAGAAGAAGTAGAAACAGTAGAAGCACCAGTTATAAAAACTGAAACTATAAAACAACCTGAAATTAAAAAACCGGTTGTAAAAAAAGAAAAACCAAAAAGACAAGATCCGAAAGGAAAAACGATTGAAGGTTGGGAAATAAAAGATAGAGTATATTTTTTGAAAACCAGAAAAAAACCATTAACATATTCTATTAGATCAAATAATATTTATTGGTTTGATGAGGAAAAAGGTTATGAAAGAGAGTTGAAATATACTTCCAATCAAAAAACCCCATTTGTTGATGAAATGATAGGTGATCATAGATTAGAACATATTGTTTTTAGATCTGGGGCTTTATATATACCTAAAGAAAAAACAGTATTACAAAAATTACTTTCTTTATATCATCCACATAGAGATAAATTATACGAAGAACATAAACCAAAAGAGAAAGCAGCTGATCAATTAGACATGCTTGAGTTTGAAACGGATGCGTTAATTGCCGCTAGAAATATGGATATAGATTTAGCTGAAGCAGTTATGCGCGCTGAAATAGGTTCTAAGGTTATAGACATGAGTTCTAAGGAACTTAAAAGAGATTTATTACTATTTGCTAAGAAAAATCCAATGTTGTTCTTAGAATTAGCAAATGATGACAACGTAATGTTAAGAAACTTTGGTATCAAAGCAACTGAAATGGGAATATTAAAACTATCCGAAGATCAACGAGCTTTTAGTTGGGGTTCTACCGGTAGAAAATTAATGAATGTTCCATTTGATGAACATCCATATTCAGCTTTAGCCGCTTGGTTTAAAACTGATGAAGGAATGGAGATTTACTCCAATATTGAAAAAAGATTAAAATAATCAAACTGTAGATGCAGTCGCTCTACGGGGCGATTGCAAACTACAAATTAAAATTAAATTATATGAAAGAAAATAAATCAAAAGGATTAGGTGATTCAATAGAAAAAATCACAAAAGCAACGGGAATAGAAAGTATAGTAAACGCTGTTAATAAAGCTAGAGGAGTTAAAGATTGTGGTTGTAAAAAAAGAAAAGAAATGCTTAATAGAAAATTCCCTTATAAAAAATAAAAAATAAATGGCAATAAGTGTAGATACAGTTTATCAAAAAGTACTAGCATTAGCTAATAAAGAACAACGTGGATATATTACACCACAAGAATTCAACTTGTTAGCTGATCAAGCTCAAATGGAAATATTTGAACAATATTTTTATGATCAAAATCAGGCTGATAGAAATTTAAAAAACTCAACGGAATTTTCAAATGTTGATGAGATGTTAGATGAAAAAATATCTGTATTTAAAAAGTCTTCCCATATAACTATCACAGGGGGAGTTGGTGCATTACCAGATGATTTATATAGATTAGGAATGGTTATAAATCCCTCGTCAGAATTTGAGCTTGAGCAATTAACAGAAGAAGAACTTTTATACTTAAATCTATCACCTATATCAAAACCTACAAGTGGTTTTCCTGCTTATGTAAGAATCTCAAAAAAAGAAATTCAAGTATACCCTTCTATGAACTGTATTAACTGTATTCGCTGTAATTATATTAAAATGCCATCAAATCCAAAATGGACTTATGTAGTAGTAAATGATAAAGCACTATACAACGCTTCGGCATCTGATAAACAAGATTTTCAAATACATGAAAGCGATGAGGCAGAATTAGTATATAAAATACTATCATTAGCTGGTATAGTTATGGTAAAACCAGGA